CTGTTACCCAAGGTGTTTTCGCCTCGTGGTTTCTATATTGATAACTCGCTCCGTTGTCTGTCACGGGGTCGTGGTCAAGTTTACCTGAACCTTGTTTCCAACTACCACTAACCATATAAATATGTAATGGTTGTTCTGCTTCAAGTTCATCAGAAGTTGCGTCATATAAATTTAAATAATATTTTGCTGTGGAAGGTATTTTTCCGTCTTGTATAGATTTTGATATGTAGGATAAATCAAAGTCAATNAATATTCTTGAAACATTTCCTACCGTACCATTATTGTTTACAACTTTATTAATTTCTAATATTTCATCTAAACCTGTATTTCTTGATGCGGTTGTTCCACCTGAATAAAGTGTTGTATCTCTTTTACCGAATTCAAAATAATGCATTATCTATCTCCCACTACTCTTGCTTCAATATCTGAATTTGGATATTTCAATTCAAATATACTTGGGTCTAATGATGGATATACAATTCCGTCTTTTGTTGCGGAATTCATATCATAAACATTACCACTATATCCAAGACCTGATTCAAATTTATTTTCGATTAATATTAATTCTTTATTAGGATTATTAGTTTCTGGTGGAACTAATGATACAACTCCTTCACAAGTAGAAATCTGATATGCTAAATCACTCAACACAATCGGTTGATTCATTTGCCATTTCTGTATATTGAAGAAGTCTTTAACTTTTTGTATCGTTCTAAACAAGACATCATTTTTATTATATCCTCGTTTAGTAATAATATTATATTTTACACCAAAGTTAATAATGTATCCGTCTTTAATGTTAATAGCGTCTGTTAATAATCTATATTGAGATAGATATGTTTTAACATTTTGTTTAACCGCTCTATTAATTCTAACCAAATGATTATCACTATTGTATCCTAATAAATACATATTTAGTGCTAATGGGTTTTTAACCTCAGTTGATTGACCTCTTGTATCGGTAACTATTCCATCATTTATTACTAATTGTCCTTGTGCTTCTAATTGTTCATCTTGAACAATAAATGCTTTTGCTACATTACCATATTTGTGCGGTAAAGAATAAACTCTTGTGATGTAGTCAGTTTTTGTAACTGCTCTATTTTGTGAATTAAAATATGCAGATGCGTTTTGTTTTATTTCTGTAATGGTTTCTGTTGAAGCACCTCCTGAAGCAGGGTCATCGTTGTTTACCACAAGACTTGCTTCTACCGTACTTAATGTATCACTATCCAATCCTATTGTAGAATTTGTATAAGTTAATCTGTTAAATGATTGAATGGTATTTGAAGCAACATTATGTTCAACTGCACCACCATAATTATAAGTCACGGTAAGTGTCGTATTACTTGGTGCTAATCCAAATGTTCTTGTTTTTAAGAAATTACTTGGGTCAAAACTTTCATCTAATCTTGATACACCAAGTCCTAATCGTGAACCAACATTGTCTGGATTTGGAATTAGTTCCTCGTCTGCATTATCACTAACACCTGAACCAAATCGTAATTCCATTTTATTATCTTCACGAACTCTTGTTGTAAATCTTCTTGCTGTTTTGATAAGTTTTAGTAAATAAGGTGTATCATTTTTAAATGAAGATAATTCAGGGTCATTAAGTGATGAGTTTTCTTCATCTTCAAAAACTGTATCTTGTGCTAAAAATGGAACTTCGTGATATTTGTTATTTTCACTATCAATAACACTTACAATAGAAGTAACCTTATCATTAGATAAAACAATCTTGTCAAACTCTTTTGCATTAGCAAATATGAAATCCTCTTCTTCTCTAACACCTGATTGTGCCATACCTTTTTTAGTAAGTCTAAAATGAGTAGGTATATCGCCTGATGAAGGTTGTAGTGCTTTTACTTCCATTAGGTCTAATGAACTTGATACTTTGAAATCAACATCATCTAATATAGTAAACTCCGTTCCGTTATTTGCTATCACGGTAGAGTTTGATTCAATCTTACCTGCGAAATCTAAATTAGGTTTATAAGTATTTGCGTCTACTGCTAACGCTGGAACATCAATACTAAAAGTTAATTCTACCGTAGCAGGTGTTGCTAATCTTGGTTTGTATCCGTAAGATTGTGCAATCGCTAATACATTTTTTCTTTCTTCTGCGAATTGAATAAGTGTTTCTCTAAATTGATTATCAACATAATAATTTAATGTATCCCCAACATAAGCAGCCATTTCAACAAACATCATACCTGGTGATGCTTCATTAAAATCATTGTATTGGTTTGGGAAATATGTTTTCGCAAACTCAATTAGATTTTCTCTAATGTCTGTAAAATCTCTACCGAGATAATTTACTTCCTTAGATAATGTTTTTTTATTTGTTCCGTAATCGGCCATTATTAGTCTCCAATTCTAAAGTCAAAGTTTAATCTTTCTATGGTGTCTGGATTTAAAGGAACTGAAAATTCAACCTGAACATTGACTTGATTTTGTTCTTGTATAGTAAATACATTTATAATATTAATATAAGGCAGAAAATTATCAACTGACGAACGAATAGTTTCCTCAATTCTATTAGGAATATCTTGTCCTTGTTCAAAGACAATATTTTTTAAACGACTTCCAAAATTGGGCTGAAATATTCTTTCGCCGGGTGTTGTTAATAATAAATTTCTTAGATTAGCTTTTGATTGTTCTAATACGGTTTTTGTTTTATAGAAAAACCCCTCAGGACTATATCCTAATGGAAATCTAATACCAACATACTTGTCGTCATTTCTGTCTATTTCTCTTACACTTCTAGCCATTATGGTCTGTAATTACCTTCGCCTTTTTTCTTGTTATCCATTGCTTTCATAAGTCCAGAATAATCACGAGTTAATGCGTTTACAACATCTTCAGGAACTGCGTCTACATTGACACCTTGTTTCTTGATTGTTTCAACTGCACCNACTTCTCGTGCTCTTTCTTTATTACTACCCATACCTAAATCTCCGTATCCTAAAACTTCTGCCATATTGTCAGAACCTAAGACACCACCGCCCAATGTTGGATAGTCTTCTTGTTCTTGACTACCTAATGGTTTAGTGTTGTTCAATACTTCGTTTAACGCTGTGTTTTTAGTGTATTGTTTTTTTGGTTTACTGATAACCTTTTTAGGTTTAGGTTTTGAAATCGTTTCTGCTAAATTGATTTCTTTTTCTTCATTAATAAATATCTCACTCAGTTGTTTTTTGACTTCTTTGCGAACAACTAATTCAATAATATTTCTTAATTTATTTTTGTCCATTTTTAACTCCTTGCTGCTTTAAATAAATTTTTATATGACCTTGCTGTGTCAGCTGAACCGACNACACTATTCAAGTTTGAAACTTGGTTTTCAAAACTACTTAATCCACCATTGNTAATATATCTTTCTAATTCTTNATCACTTGGATTATCACCAAGTACACTTCTTAAATCTGCTACNCCATCAAAACTATCAAAACTTCCGTCATCTAATAAGTTTTTAACATTACCTACATCTGGTGGTAATTGTGATAATGAGTTTTGTAATTCAGTTGCTTTTTGTATTTGTTCTCCAACTGACTTTTCTAACTCTTCTAATTTTTTAATTTGTTCGTCTGTGATATTTGCTATATCATCAATGATACCACCAAATCCAGCCGGTATCGGTAAAACCGCTTTTATCTCTTCTATGGTTTTTGTTTCCATTATGTATTGACTTAAAAATTCTAAATTAATAGTAGCATCTACAAATTGTTGTGCACCTTTCAATCCTTTAACAATATCTTTTACGCCAGATGGTAATGTAACTGGATTTGATAATTTAGGAATACCAACTATCATCGCTTGAAACATTTTTTGTATTCCTGTAACTTGTTTTAAAAATCCAACTATATCTAATTTTGGAAATGGTATTCCATCTTTTGTTTTATTTAAAATCATACCACCATTTAATATGTTGTTTATGATTTGACTACTTTCAGGTTTGAATTCTATTTTATCCTTTGCTTGTATTAAAACATCTCCGTCAATAGAATTTAGTCTTATATCTTTTTGTGCAAAAACTGCGACGACATCTGATTTAGCATTCAATACAATTCTATCTGAATCTCCAACTAATTGTGGTAAGTCATAATCTCTTTCAATAAAAGCTAAAGAAGGTTCTGAATAATCAACATACTCACCTGTTGTTAAATAAAGTGATGATAAATCTGTTTCTAAATTTTCTTCTGCACCTGATGTTCCTGCAACTATTTTAATGTTAGGTGAGTCTACATATTCATCTTTTTCTAAATCTTCTTGATTACTACCTAATCTTATCGTATTACCAAATCTACCTTGTATTATAGTATCGCCTTCAAAAGGAATTAATTTAGTTGGATTAGTATCCTCAAAATAATTACCTTGTGTATAATCTTCTACATTTTTATTACTATTTAAAACTGCGTCAGATNCTTTTGGCGTATCATTGTTTTCTTTTCCACCTGGACTACTTTCGTTAAATTGTTCAAAGTTTACATCATTAACATCTTCATTGACTTGTCCAATATAATATCTTCTACCTTCAAGATTGATACCTAACCATAATTCGCCAACAATAGGTTGTTGTAAAATATTTGAATTTAATGGTTTAAATGTAAAAAGGTCTTTAACACTATCATCAATTTCTGAGTGTAAATATCTACCAATCACTTCACCAGGTGAAGAAATTTTTGGATTTCCCTCATCACGATATATATCCATAACTTCAAACACCTCGAGTTCATTAAACTCATCTGCCGAAGCTAATTGTTTAGATATGGTTTTTAAACCCTCTCTTGTAAGTATTTCATTATCAAAAGATGTGTTTTCACCACCACCAGAATCAGCTGGTTTTGGTTTGTGCCAAGCCATTAGTTTTCCTTACTTATTGAACTTTCTATTTCGTCTTTTTTGATTTGTAACTCTTGAACATCAGATTCTATTGCGTCCATAAGTTGTTTCTTTTCGTTTTCTGATAAACCAAACTCATCTCCACTATCCGATACTCTTTTTTCTGCTGCTGTAATTCTTTGAACGATTGTTGCCAACTTAACAAGTTGTTCGTCGTTCTTGACATTNATTTCTAAATACTCTTTTAGCATAGGNATAATCTGAACGGCTGTATCTCCGTCCTTGATAAATCCTACCACCTCTTTCATCAATACTTCTAATTGTTTTTTATTGGTGTGAGAATTATCGTATATGTCTTTAAAGACATCTGATAGGGTTTTTCCCTTGAATATTTCGTAATCGTTTGCCATACTTTTTACCTAACAATAAATAGTTAAATGTTAAAAAATAGGAATATATATTTATATACTCATTATTTTTTTGATTTTACTATATAGTTATTATACGAAATCGGTTTCAAGACCGATTTTTGTTCATTTAAAGGGGGAAACTAAAATGAAAGACACA